TCTACTATTTCAAGAGATTTTACGACATAACTTTGAGCAGTATTAAATAACCAATTATTTTCTTTGACGTTACTACCAATTTTTCCTAAATTTTTTATCTTTATCTTACCACCAGCTTTTTGATTATTAACTTGTGGTGGAATTATAAAATCCTCTAAAACATTTCTAATTTTTACTTGAACATCAATATTTCCATTTCTATCAAGCGAGTAGGCAAACGTGTTTTGATCAATAGATGTATTATCAGTAATTATATTAGTTATTCCTGTGGTATTAATTCCTAGAAACTGGTTAATTGTTTTTTCAGAGTAAGTACAAATTCCAGTTGTTCCATTTTTATACAAAAATGTCAGAGTTCCTGAGTTAGGAAACCCTAAAGTAGAATCAACATCAATGTAAGTTTGAGCGATACCTACTTGACCGATAATTTTTGTTTTTGCATGAGGTGAAAATTCACCGTATATCAAACTTGTCGATCCGTCTGGTATGGCTCTTGAAGCATCTAAACTTAATTTAAAATAAGTATTCGTTACGATTCCAACTGTAGATCTTTCAACAGCACCAACAGGAGCATATGCTTTTGAAACATTTTCAAAATTATCTTGAAAAAGAGTTCTACCAATTAAATCCTCCGGATTACCTGAAAGAGGTTCAACAACTAAATCTCTGGTTAATTTATAATTAGCGTTTGATGGAGATATGACATTCTCAATTGGACGAATAATGTCCACTTTTTCACCATATAAAGCTCCAAATAATATTTTAAAAGATTCATCAGTTCCTCTTGTTGAATAAAAGTCTTTTGATTGACGTATAAATTGAGGAGAATTTAAATTTTCATTTAAATCTTTTTGAAAACCATATAAAAACTGTTTTTTTGCTTTTTTTAAAAATTGATCTAAAAATAAAACACTTAAATTTTCAACTGTTGTATTATTTTCGTGATCATCTGACGTAGATTCTGAAAAAATTAAATTTTCAGGATCTGAGGGATCTGTAAATGATGTGATTCCACTAAATCCTCTAATACAGTTTACAAAAGTGGTGTCTGTTTTACTTTCATATGTTATTACTTCATCATTTATTTTTATTAATCCATAACTATCAGGAAATCCCTCTGTATTCGATACAAAAATGGTTGATGTTGAAATTCCTGTAAATCTTGTTGTATTTGTATTTTTTATTATATTTCCACATTCACTTAACTTAATGTAAGAGTCAATATTGTTTACTAAATCAACTGGCCCACCCTGATATTCTTGTCCAGTATAATATAACTTCAAAAATTCACCAACAAGTGGAAAATCCTCTTGAACATAAGAGGGTAATTGATTTTTTACTATCTGATTTAACTTAACTCTTTTTTCGGACATCTTTATCGTATGATGCTTCCATTTTTGTAACTTGTTGCTACAGTATATGTAGATCCTGATGGGTCAATACCAGAACTTATCTGGTCAACAACCATATCAACAACACTGCTGTCTAATTGCAAATAAAGATCTTGTAATCCAATAATATCATTTGACTCAGGGGTAGCTGAAATCTCTAAAATGTCAACATTATCTTTTATTTTACCTGACAATATATTTATCGGGTCTAAAGTAATGCGGCCTGTCTTATAATTTATAACTCCAACATTTTTTCTCTGTATGAGTGGTGATGACGATCCCTCATTTAATGAAAATAGTGATATTTGACCTTTTTCACCAGTTGCGTCCGGCACATCATACAAATAAACGTCTGCATTTATGTTTAAAACACGAAAAGCACTTGATCTTATGTTAAAACCACCCATAGATCGAATGTGAAACTGATTTCCAAAGTCAATTGCATACTCAGCTGTCTCTGATGTTGCTAATCGAAGGTCTCGCCTCATTTCTATGGTTGTTATATTTGAAGTAACTGATTCGTGACTTTGATCAATGACCTTAAGGAATTTACTATACTTAAATCTCGCTCCATATTTGTTCAATTCGGACGATTCGCTGTATGTTGTAAGATCTCTTTGAATTTTTGTTGAAACAAATGATGCGTTTGGTGCTAAATTCGTATTATAGTAAACTTTACTATTAGTTTCGATAAACAAATACTTTAAATCAAGTATTTCTGGAACAATTCCTGCAACAGCATACTTTTTAAGGTCTCTTTTGATGTTTTGTTTGATTAAATTTGGAACGAAATCACCATTTCTTGGTTTTATGCTTATAAAAACCTTTCCATATTGAGGTGGCACAAGTTCTTCGCCTCCAAAAACAGAAATTGATTCAGTTTCGGGGTAAATTTTATTTGGAATTAGTATTTCATAGTCATTTGCACTTAAAGCTCTGTTTTGAGTTGCATAAATTTGTGGTGCATACTTACGAATTGAGTCAACACCCTCAATATTTTCTCCACCACTAGATGGTAAAAGGTTTGAAATCAATGATATGCCTGATGTTACAACAATTCCAACTGAATTTCTGACATATGATAATTTACCAGAGTATGTAAAGTTATTCACTCCGTTTGCACTATCTCCAGACGTTACAATATATGACACTTCGATTACATTTCCATCTTGTAATTTTTTTCCAAATATTCCATCTCCAAATATTAACTCATATTGCTCACTTGATACCTCTTGTAGGAAAAAAATATTTGAATTACCATTTACAGTTGTTCCAGTATCGTTATCAAATAAATTATCATGTCTCTCATATTTTGTGACGACAGAAGATTGAGATGATGGCTTTACTTTTACCACTAAAGTATCTAAATCAATACCAGTATTGGGTAAAATAAATTTTTGGAAGGGATTTCTTGAAGAATAAGTGAATGTTTGATCAATGACAGTTCCCTCATATATTTCCAAATCATCAAAAACAGCGATTCCATCTATAATTGATACAGTTTTGTCCTCTGGTATATTAAATACGAAGGATTGATTACGGAATTGATTACCAGTGCTCGCAACTGGGCCTTTTTTAAGAGTTATATTAGGTGGGGATGGTGAAACAGAACTAAGATTTACGGAAAAATTCACTTTTGTTCTTGAAGATTTCTTTGAACGAGGCACATATCCAATATTTCTTGCTAATGCAACTACATTTTCACGCAAAGTTGCTGAATCGATGAAAACTTCATTCGATATCATGTTTGCATTATATGAAGTTATGTAAGTATTGTAAGCTAATACGTCTAAAATTGTTGATAAGTTAGATCCCTCAAAATCATAGTCAGTAAAATCGGAATTATTTTGTAAATAATCCTTCAAAGATGTTTTTATCTGGTCAAAATCCAGATTTGTAAAGTTTGTAAGTGACATTTATCGAGTTGGCAGTAACACAAAACTTAATTCTTGTGGTGGAATATCAATTCCAATGATTTCATACTCTATTGCAACATTCATTTCATTGAATGTAGGGTTAGGTTGCACAAAAACACCCAACAATTTCACTCTTGGTTCAAAATTTTTAATTGAATTCTTTATTTCATCGCGAATAACGGCAGCTGATGCATCGTCAACATTTTCAAATAGTGATTCAGATATCCTTGATCCAAAATTTGGACGAAAAAACTTCTCTCCGGGTTGTGTGAATACAATATTTCTCAAAGATCGAGCAATCGCACTCGAATTTTTTAAGGCAACAACATCATCATTCAAAGGATTTGCTCCAAATGACATGCTTATGTCTTTAAATTCTTGTTTTACCCGTTCTATCGGCATCTAGATGCAGTTGATCTAACTTATTTATACGCACTTATCCTAACTCTGGTTCAATATTGATTTCAACGTTGTCAGTTTTTGTTTCTTTTGCTGTTTTCCAGAAATAATTCTCATCATTTCCAAGGCCATCACGGTCATGACCGTTTTCAACTTGATAATATACGGTCGAAACCTTGAAATCTGGTGCTTTTGGCACCTCTGGAGTCAAACTGTTGTCGTAAACTCTCATTCTGTTGTTCGGATACAAGCAAAATTGCCCATTATCGAGTTCAATCAGGTTATGAGACTTGTGTTCAGCTGGATTTTCACTGGTTGAGTAGTCAATTGCGTCAACACTTTCGTGATAATTATCAATTGTACAGATATAAGTGCCCGTCTGCGTTCCGTAGTCTCTTGTATAGACCTCATAATGCATTGAACCGATGAATTGTTTCTGTACAACGGTCACTCCATAGTCCATACAGTTCCAAAATTGCAGATTATGCAGTTCCATATCAGGCGATGGTTTCTCAGGATCCGAGACGAACGCGGATATTGGTAATTTATCATACATCGCAGCATA